TCCGCTTTAGGAACCATAGCAAAGCTATGAGAACTTACCGACTTATTACGATGCATAGCAATCTCCCGAAGTATTCCGTACCACTCTTACGAGTGATACGGTTTAAAAAAACTTAATCAGTCTCACGAATCTTTACTTGCTTTCCTAGACAAATCTGCTTAGGAGAAGCCAATAAATCAAAGGCACCAGTATTGTCATCAAATGTGCCTAAATAATATAAATCAAAATCGTCAGGATGTACATAAATTTGGTTATCTTCACTAGCACGATTAACCTCATCACTAAACTGACGAATAGCTACACCTTCAGTAGCAACATACGCTGGACGACCGAATGCGTCCGCAGCACGGTCTTTAATAGAAACAATAACTAATTTCATAAAAACTCCTTTAAATCTTACGTTTTAAAAGCGATAACTTAGCCAAAGCGACTTTTTCCTTTACAGCCAAACGCTCTAAAGTGTTATCTTCAAATCGGGTACGTCCTTCGACTTCCCTAGCGAATTGTATACCATCAAATTCCTCTGGAAACAATTCTTTAAACTTATTATCATAAAAACGTGGTGGACGGCACTTCTTACCTCTCACCACAACTTGATCTGACGTATAAACGTCATCCATGTACTTATCAAACCAAGCCTGGCCAATACCAGGCTTAAGAGACATCTTGTTAAATTCTGGTTTACGTGTAAACAACTCACCAGATAACAAATCACAAAAACTATAATGTTGCTGAGGGTCAGTAATAGACCCATCTTCATTCAAACGGGTTTTTCCCGTTTGTTTCTTCATAATATATCGCGCAACATAAGCAGCAGACTCAAAATTGACATCACCAATAGAACTATAGCCATACGGCCAAAGTTCTTCAAGTATCTTTGACGTATATAAGATAGACCCAGTCTGCGTTCTTTGGAGAACTTTCTTATCTGCAAAATCATGACCAAAGATACAAGCATGGAAATGAGGACGATCAAAAGACTCACCATATTCACCTGCCATATAAAATCTAATAGACTTACCAGGAAAACGTTTCCTGAACCTTTTCATAAACAACTGAAATTCTTCATAAATCAAATTCATTGCTGAATGTTGCTTATGATACGGGTAAATTTCATTCTTCTTAACTTTTTTCGCATCAAACCACGAAAAGTTAGCAAAAGTAAGAGTAATAAAACAATTACTCGTATGCATTTGTGCCTCATGCATACAACGAATCGCCCACTGACGTGAGCGTTCAAGGCGACAACCAACACACTGACCACAAGGCAATGACAAGGTGCGGACTACATCCGCTCCTGGTATCTCCCGCCAAATAATAGACCTGTCAGCGCATTGATAAGCCGTAAGCGGCTTATAACACGCCATAAATTACAGTCTAAAACCACCGCGTTGCGGTGAAGTACGCATATTAATGCTCTTGGTCTTGCTTACGCCACGACGAAACTTCTTAGCTGCGCCATGCTTGCTCATTGGTTTTCTATAAAGGCTCATAACATTGCACTCCGTAGTTAATAAATGTGGTTTTGGTGTCACCTAGCACAGTTACATCAAGTAGAGTAACTGTGCTGGAACCGTCTTACGACGATTCCTTAGGTGTTTCTACTGCAGAAACGATGGGTTCAACCACAGGTTTTCCATCAATAAGACCAATCTGAATCGCTTCATCGCGATTCTCTTCATTCTGCAAAAATTGCAATAATGCGTTAGGGTCATGATCAAACCTTGCCCGAATCTTCGCTGGCAAAGCCATAAAAGCCTCATCAGAGGCACGAATACGATTCAACGCATCGTGGTAGTCTGACACACCACTAAAATCGCCATAAGACGGCTCTATTGGCGCAACTGGTAATTGACCAGTAACGCCAAAACGCTCAACTAAAACATTAATATCACATTCATCCTTCATGTGTTGTTGAGCCAAACTCGGGTCTTTACACTCAAGACCAGACTCTTGTGAAACAAGAGCCATATCGTAATTATACGGATTACGAACAAAAACTTTAGTCATATACATTCCTTATCTAACATCTAAACCAAAACGGCCTAAACGGCCAACATTAACACCAACATTAGGTGTATTCTGCTTCGCTAAACCACCATATGCTGCAGCAGTACCGGCTTGAGAAGCCCATGCTGAACCTTTTTTCATAGCTTCAGGCATAAGATACTCGGTAGTACGAGCATTAGCAATAGATGCACGCGCATAAGCACCTTTAGTAAGCGTATCTTGCATAAGATTACGCTGGCGCTCAGGCATCAAATTAGACAATTCATACTGCTTTAAAGCAGTATCAGCATCTGTATTTAAAGACTGAGACCCCAAATTATTAATTTGTTGGTCTTGTAATTCCATCTGAGAAAGAGCCTGTTCACGATTAATATTAATCTGACGAGCGGTAGAACCAGAAGAAGCAGTAGCCTCACCAATATTAGCTGCACCGCTAGCACGTGAACCAGATGGAACAGAAGCTCCACCTTGAGAATAAGCTAACATAGGAGAAAGGCCAGCGGCCTTTAAATCCTCAACACGTCTCTGAAAAGACGTATTAGACATTTCTTCTTGAAATGATCTATCAATTGAAGCCTGCTCAGCTTCAAATTCATTCTTGTTCATAGCACCAAGAGCAGTACCGGCAGCCGTTAACCAAGGCTGACCAGTTACTGCACCAGCAACTGAAGCAATACCAGATAAACTACCTAAACTTAAACCCATACTAACGCCCTTCGGTTGTTTGCTGACTACTGGTTTCCCAGTAGTCCAGCTTATATAACATTAGAAATGATCAATTAAACCAGGAACACTATACATCGGCATAGGTCTAGCCATCTTACAATCAAAAAACGCATCCATTAAAAACTGCTGACCGTTAGCAGCTGAACCAACTGCAGTAGTACGGTCAATAGGTGGCGTTTCTTGAATAAACGTAGCATTCAATGTAGGTAGCGAAGTAAACTTCTGAGCATAATGCCAAGGATCAATCGTACCAGCACTTGTAGACTTGAATAAACCAGTAATCTGAGAAGGTTTATAACGGTACTCAGCCCAACGCTCTTGATAACCAAAAACATCATCATCAGTTGATGTACCAGTAACATAGATCTCTTTATTGAGAATAGCCTGTTCACCCAAATGAGCAAATACAGGGAAATAAAAATCATAACGTGTCTCGCGAGACCACATCTTAGGTAAACCTTGCTGATATGTTAAATCAGCTCTTACGTTTACCAAACCAATTATGTATCCATGTTCTTGAGCATGATACGTAAAACCATGTCCACTAGCCAACGCAGTACCCATTGCAGCCAAGTTACCAAGCGGAGTAGCACCGCCAGAAATTGAAGTAGCAGAAGTCTGAGCAATCGGATTAACGTTGACATAAGTAGAACCTCCACCAATATACTCTGGACGTTGTAAACGATAATCTTGTGGAGTTACACCGAAATGAGCACGTAACAATTCTGTATAACGTGTACCACCTCGCGCATCGCGCTCAAGCAATTTCTGAATCTGGAATGACTGACGCAATTGATTAATAGTTGCAGCAGTTGCAGCACTTAAATCAGCATATAAATTAGGCGCAGAACCACCAGCATTCCAAACAACAGCACCAAGAGAAGGTGCAGAAAAATAACCATTAGAACCTGATTCGTCTTGCATACGGACAACATCACCATCGTTTCCGTTAATACGAACAGGAGCAGTTGTGCCTAAAGGCAAACTAACAGAAGCGCCCTTCTGAGGCCAAGGCAAAGCACCAGTAAAATAATCTTTGCGCTTACCACGACGCAACATAGAATAATCTGTAACGTCATCACCGGAATCACCGGTATTAACAACAACGGAATTTTGTAAATTCTCGTCTCTAAACCACTCGTTATAAATTAAATTATAAGCACGTAACGGTAACGCATTATGCGTAACCGTATTGCTGCCAGTAATCTGGCCAGCAGTAGGCAAACCAAAATGGTCAAAAATAGAACCAACCGCATAACCGCCTGCAGGCGATGTGATCTGCGGTACAACATAAGAAATAGAATCACTAGGGTTCGCTTGCTCACCCATAAACTTAACCCAATTAGTCCAAACTAATCGGTTAGGAACAAAAAAGAAAAATGTATCCAGATGCAAATTATCCATCACTGGAAACAATGGCGTAGCCAAACGAGCAAACATAGTTGCTTTAACATTGTGCATATCGCCCGGAAGGACTTCATCACAATAAATAGGTACTAAATATCCGCCATCAAACGTAGTTTTATGTGCGTATTGAGTATCAAAACTAGAACGCGGAATTTCCGCTTTAGGAACCATAGCAAAGCTATGAGAACTTACCGACTTATTACGATGCATAGCAATCTCCCGAAGTATTCCGTACCACTCTTACGAGTGATACGGTTTAAAAAAACTTAATCAGTCTCACG